ATCCCATTCTTTTAATATTTCACTTCCTTTTATACATTCCTCAGGCACAGGTTTGTAATGATACCCTACTCTAAAAACACCTTGTTTTTCCCATGGTGTAAAAGCATGAATATTTCTACCGTCATACCCCATACATTTTAAATCTTGATAATGTATGTAGCTATCACATAGTATAGCACCACCTCTACCTATTTCTAAGGGCTTATTATACCCGAAACTTATACATTGCATTTGTCCTGGCATATACATATCTCTTTCAAGTTTACGGGCACTATCCCATATGTTTGTTCCTTTAAAATTATATTCACCGACCCAGGTTTGTTCTTCCTCATCTTCATAAGAATACTCTACGTTAAGTTTTTCCATTAACATAGGAATACTCAAATAGGTATAGGGAGTAAAAGAAGTTTGGTTTATTTTGTTATAAATAAAACATAATTCAATAGCATGGGTGCAACAATCAGTAGCTATTACATAAGGAGCACCGGTGAATTTACTTAGGTCACTTTCAAATTTAAGAATTTCATCAAACATATAGGATATTTATAATGAACAAAATAGCATTTCTAGGCATAGGTAAATTAGGTATGCCATGTGCAGAAGTTATAGCCGAATCAGGACATGATGTTAAGGGCTATGATATTGCACCTAAAACTTCAAAACTCATTTCAATCGTTCCAACAATACAAGAAGCCGTCAAAGACAGGGACATAGTTTTTGTTGCTGTGCCTACTCCACATGATAAAGACTATGATGGTAGAGCACCTACAGCACACTTAGAGCCTAAAGACTTTGAATATAATATTGTTAAAGACGTATTAGAAGAAGCAAATAAACATATGACTAAAGACCAACTTTTAGTTCTTATAAGCACAGTTTTACCAGGAACAGTTAGGCGAGAATTTGTTTCATTAATTACTAATACAAGATTTGTTTATAACCCTTACTTAATTGCTATGGGAACAGTTGCTTGGGATATGGTAAATCCTGAAATGGTAATGATAGGAACAGAAGATGGAAGTGAAACAGGCGATGCAAAACAACTTGTAGACTTTTACAAAACAATAATGCAAAATTATCCACGTTATGTTATAGGAACTTGGGACGAATGTGAATGTATTAAAGTATTTTACAACACATTTATTTCTACAAAAATTGGACTTGTTAATATGATACAAGACGTTGCTGAGAAACAGGGAAATATAAATGTTGATATTGTTACAGATGCTCTTGCAAAATCAGATTATAGAATAATGGGACCTTCATATATGAGAGCAGGAATGGGAGACGGCGGAGGATGCCACCCGAGAGATAATATTGCACTGAGGTATATGGCAAATGAATTAGAATTAGGTTATGATATTTTTGATGCTGTAATGAATGCGAGAGAAAAACAAGCAAAGAATATGGCTAAGGCAATTTTAAAACACGGTAACAACATATTTTTTACTTCTGATTCTTATAAGCCAGATGTAGAATATGTAGATGGTAGTTATAGTTTATTAGTTCAACATTACATTAAAGAACTAGGCGGTAAAGTTGTAGATAAAGTAGCAGTAGGATTAGATTTAAATTATGATGTTGTTGTTAAAGTTCATCCAACTGATAAACTACCCGAACTAAATAAGCCTGTTACAATTTTTGACCCATGGAGAATAACACCAAAAGCACAATTTGAAAACCACATTAGAGTAATACATTATGGAAATACAAGAAAGTAAAATTATAGATTGTTCTGATAAGAACGTTACTAGAACGCTTCATTGGAACTCAGGAGATTCTGAAGACAATTGGAATAAGAATAAGCACTCCACTAAAATGAATCCAAAATATTGGGATAACCCTATAGAATATCATCTAAACTCCTTAGGCTATCGCTGTAAAGAGTTAAATGAGTATGAGGATAATAACTTTATACTTGTTATGGGGTGTAGTTATACAGAAGGAGTGGGCTTACACGAAGAAGATTTATGGTGGCATAATATGTCTGAAAAATATAATTTGCCTGTAATGAACTTAGCAATGGGCGGCACAGGTATAGATTTTCAATTTTATAATACAACTCTTTATGTTAAAAATAAATTTCCTAAGCCTAAATTAGTTGTTGTTCAATATCCTGGTGAATTTAGAAAAACTTTTAATTATCCCAATAGAGTAAACACTTTAAATCAAAATCAAGTATTAACTGATAATAGACAAATTGGGTTTAGTCAAACAAAATTACAAACATGGGTAGCTTCAGGAGGCAATGTTCCATTGGATGGAGGAGAAGCTTTTGATGTAGACTGGTATATGAATAGATATATAGTATATCCTGAACAGGCTAATTTATATAACTATATGTATTATCATTCTATAAAAAATATATGGGATGCTTTAGGAATTCCCAACGCACATTGGGCTTGGATAGATGATTTTATGCCACAAGATATGAATTTTTTGGGTGTTAATACTGAGAACGCAGGAGAAGACATGGGGTATTTAGCAAGAGACTTGGCACATCCAGGTGTATGGGCTCATACAGAAGCATGGCAACAAATTGAAAAAGGAGTAGACAAATGCCTAGGTTTATAACAAAGATTAAAAATAAAATCCGCAAATTTTTTGAGGATAGAAAACACAAAAAATTAAAAGAAAAAAGATTAAAGGAGTTAAAGAAAAGAGACCCCTTTATATATCACTAAGGAGTTAGCTATGATAGAATGGGGAATCAGTGCAGGGACACATGATGCTTCAATCACCGTTGTGGACGGAGAAACAAATGAAATTCTTTTTGCCTCTCATTCTGAAAGATTTGGTAGAAGAGAAAAAAATGACGGCCAACTAAATTTTCAGTTATTACATGAAGCCAAAAAATATGGTAAACCTGATATAATATATTGGTATGAAAATCCTATATTAAAGTTTGGTAGAAAATTATATTCAGGAGAACCAAATAAGTGGTTTAGTCCTAAACAATATTTAAAAAAATGGGGTATACAAGGGGTTCCTATAAAATGGGGTATACATCATAAAACTCACGCTGCAGCTGGGTATTATACAAGTCCTTTTGATGAGGCAGCTGTTTTAGTTATTGATGCTATAGGAGAATTTAATACAACTACTATATGGAAAGCTAGAGACAAGTTAAAAAAGGTTTACACAAGAAACTATCCAGAATCCCTAGGACTTTTTTATTCTGCTATGACACATAGAATAGGATTAAAACCAAATGAAGATGAGTATATTTTAATGGGTATGTCTGCCTACGGTAATCCAGATAATTTTTATAATAGAATAAAAACAGATTTAATTGATAGTGGTATCTCACATCACAAAGGTGTAATGGATTGGTGTCCTGGATTAGAAGAAAAACATTACTTTGATGTGGCAGCTGCTACACAAAAAATATACGAAGAGCTTTATATTGAATTATTACAACTTACTAAAGAAAAAACAAATTCGGATAATTTAGTTCTAATGGGTGGATGTGCCTTAAATTGTTTGGCTAATAGACATGCCTCAGACTATTTTAAAAATATTTGGATTATGCCAAATCCAGGAGATGCAGGTAGTAGTTTAGGTGCTATAGCTGCCTACAAGGAATGTAAACTTCAATGGAAAACTCCTTATTTAGGTTATAATATAAAAGGTAAATATCCAGTTACAAAACTGTTATCAGAATTAATAGAAAATAAAATGGTAGGAGTTGCAAATGGTAGAGCTGAGTTTGGTCCAAGAGCATTAGGTAATAGAAGTTTACTTGCTGACCCAAGAGGTCAGGAAATGAAGGACTTAGTAAACTCTATTAAGAAAAGACAAGAGTTTAGACCCTTTGCACCTGTCATATTAGAAGCAGATGTTCACAAATATTTTGATGTCCCTAAAGGATTTAAATCTCCATATATGCAATATGTGGTAAAGTGTAGAGACACAGAAAGTTATCCTGCTATTGTGCATAAGGACGGAACAAGTAGAGTGCAAACTGTAAATGCCAAAGACCACAAAGGGTTATATAATCTTCTTAAAAAGTGGAAAGAAGTTACGGGCTGTCCTATGTTATTAAATACAAGTCTTAATATTAAAGGGCAACCTATTGTAAACACAGCAAAAGATGCTGATGAGTTTGAAGCAAAATATGGAGTTAAATGTTTTTAAGTATAGCTCTTACATATTCTGCCTGTAACTCTTCAGGAACTTCTTTTAATGAGTTATAATCCATAATGTCTTTTTCATAATGGATAGGCTCTTTAGGAGCCTTTTTTGCTTCTTTATTAGAGTAACGGATTACTCTCTTATTATAATACGAAATAGTATCTCTCCTTACTATGGTATTTCTTTAATTTATAAAAACAGAGTTGCATATAAATATTTGCATGGGACAAATAATTAAATTTCCACCACAAAGAAAAAACCCGCCATTAGGCTTGCGGATTAATATCTATACCGAAGAACAAATTGAGATAGTGTTATTAGCTGTTAACCATTTTGGTGGTTGGCATAAGAAAATAGAGCAAACAGACATACAAAATTTGGACCCTACATTCACCATTAATTCATTAAAACAACTTACAAACTCCTTTTCAACTTGGATATTTAGTAAAGAGGCAAAAGACGTAGCTCAAAAATTATTAGATTCAGTAGAAGAAATAACATATAAAGTTTAAAAATATATAAATAAAACGCTTGACTTTATACAATAAGAGTGTATAATTAGCATATGTTTATACATCTTAATAAGGCAAAAGACTTCGCAGTTAGTAAGACCTCGCCCGGTGGATCTCGCAAATACTATCTACCATCGGGGGAGGCATTCCCTTCAGTAACGACTGTTTTGGGTTACTCTACAAAAGACTCCATTAATGAATGGCGCAAACGAGTCGGAACAAAAGAAGCCGATAAAATATCTAAACAAGCCTCAACCCGAGGCACAAAAATCCATTTATTATGTGAAAAGGTCTTAGACAATGAGGACATTAATCTAGATGATTTATCTTTATTGGATAAAGAGATGTGGTCTAAATTTAGACCTCTGTTAGATAATATTAATAATATACACGCACAAGAAATTGCTCTTTATAGTAAACATCTAAGACTTGCTGGTCGTGTAGACTGTATTGCAGAATATGAAGGCAAATTAAGTATAATTGATTTTAAAACATCACGTAAGCCTAAAAAGAAAGAGTGGATATCAAATTACTTTGCTCAGGCAGCTGCCTACTCAATTATGTATGAGGAAAGAACAGGCATACCCATAAACAGAAGTGTTATATTAATAGCAGTTGAAGGAGAAGAGCCTCAAGTGTTTATTGATAGGCGAGATAATTATGTGGAAACTTTACTTTTGGCTAGAGACAAATACGAAAGAGAAGTTTTGTAGTATAAATAAAATGAGAGTTCGCTCTCATTGACACACTACACACAGGAGAAAATTATGTCAAATCAAAAATCGGGCTTTGAAATACGAGCCGAGCTACTAGGACAAGCACAAGGAATCCTAGAAAATAATAGGCATGCCACCATGGATGCTTATCACACCAAAGTCCAAAGATACTTAGACGCCAAGGATGTTCCATGGCCTGAGTTACCTGAAGGCTATACAAGAAGCATCTCACCACAAGAAGTAATTGATGTTGCTAGACAACTTAATTCTTTCGTAAACGAGAAGTAATTTAAATCACAGCCTTTGGTAGTCTTAATACTTGACTTATAAGTATAATAACTTTATAATATAAGACATGCACATAGTAGTTACTGGAGGCTGTGGCTTTATAGGCTCTCACCTCACACAGAAATTTTTAGACTTAGGATATAGGGTTACAGTTGTTGATGACCAACGACAAGGAACCTATATGATTGACCATTCTCATGTAAAATATAAAATTGAGAATGTAATGGAAGCTAGTTTTTCAGAACCCATACACGCAATATTTCATTTAGCAAATACTCCGAGAGTTAGAATGTCTTTTGACTTTCCTGTAGAAACTATTTTAAATGGTGTAGGTCCAACTACTCATGTGGCAGAGTGGGCTAGAAATCATAAATGTCCTTTATACTTTGCTTGTTCTTCAAGCACAATTCATTCTGATAAATATTCCAATCCTTATACATTTAGCAAATGTTTGGCTGAGGACGTTTTAAATTTATATGAAGAGTTATGGGGAATAAGATATTACAAAATGTTCTTTTATAATGTTTACGGGCCAGGTGAGGCAGACTATGGACCATATAGCACAGTTATACGAGCATTTAAAACTGCCTATTTGGAAGGCACTCCTCTAAAAATATTTGGCAACGGGTCTAAGCAACGAGATTTTACCCATGTAAATGATGTTGTTAATGGCATGGCTAACGGATTATTAGATAGGAAAATGCCTCAAGAAGCACACTTTGGTTCCTCAAATCCATATTCAATTAAACAAATTGCAGATTTATTTGATACAAGAATTGTTTATGAATTTGATAAACCCGGTGAAGCACAGACCACCTATTGTGCCAATCCGTATATACAAATAGAAAACAATGTGTTAGACTATGTTAAAACTTGGATAAGGAGAAAAAATAATGCCAAAGCTAGTGGTGGATAACCAACCTATGAATACAGAAACAAAAAATATAACAGACGTTTTCCTAATAACAAAGGAGTTCAAAACATCTACAGAATTTTCTCAATACATAGAACGTAAAGCAAGACGAGGATTAGCTGCTCAAGAGGGTATTGGATATATTGATGTTCTTTGCGACTATTGTATCGAAAGGGAAATTGAAATCGAATCTGTGAAGAAACTTTTAAGTCCTTCTCTAAAAGAAAAAATTAAAGTAGAAGCAGAAAATTTAAATTTATTAAAAACTAAACCAAATAAATTGCCTTTAGATTAATGTTCAAGCCAAAGTGTCTTAATGGTAAAGAGGGATTTATTAATGCAGAAGGTTTTTATAAACCCTGCTGTTGGCGACCTACCAAAGACTACTTTAATAAAGATGAATTTAATATTGCAATAGTTGATATAACAGATGCAATATCTTCTACAAAAAAATTTATAGAACTTCAACAAAAACAATCTCCACAGGATTTGGATTTTACCTGTTATCATCATTGTTATTTAGACAACAATACAGAAAGAGATGTATACTAAGCCCAAGGACATACATTTAGAAATTACTAGACGATGTCCATTAGCATGCCCTAAATGTCCTCGCACAATAGAAAAGGGTAGCTATAAAGCTAATACAGATTTATCTTTAGAGTTAATACAAAAGATTATTAAACAAGAATGGCATACAATACGTTTATCAGGCAACCTAGGAGACCCTATATATCACGCCAGAGCATTAGATGTATTTAGACTTGTATCTAAAAATAGTATTCATATGCACTTACATACAAACGGCACAGGCAAGAAAAATTCTTTTTGGGAGGAATATTATAGTTTTATAAAACCTGAATTAGATGTTACAATATTTGGCATTGATGGATTACAAGATACAAGTAAAATTTATAGAGTAAATCAAAATTGGAATAGTTCTTTTAAAGCCATGCAGATAGGTGCAAAATTAGGACATAAAATAGTATGGCAATGGATAGCATTTAGACAAAACGAGCATCAAATAGAAGAAGGTAAAAAGATAGCAGAGGATAATGGCATACATTTTATGTTAGTTAAATCTACAAGGTGGGATAAGAATGACCCAATGAAACCATTAAATAAGGACTTAGTAGCTAATGGAACCTTTTGAAGTATATAGAATCTA